CTGTCCAAGCTAAAATCGAGTCATATTCGGTCACAGCTGATATAGCCCGCAAGTGGAGTGCTCTTAATGAGGCTCTTCCTAGTTCTGAATTAACACGCAGTGCGCCTGTGAGTCCTCCTATTGTGCCTGTTACGCCCAATAAGAAGGAAGAAGCTAGGGGAAGTGCCAAGAAAGGTTCTAATAAGCAGACCCTTTCTGACAAAGCTTCTCATCGTGTCGGAAATAGATATAAGAAAGCTCATCGTGAACGTACTGGTGCACGAGGTGGTAATTATTCTATATATGACACTTCAAACTATACAGTTGACGTTTCTGGAAACCAGGCATTTATGACTGGTCGCGAACTAAAGCTTTTATTGGCCGAAGTTCGCAAAGATGACGAAACTGAGTACCAACGTATGGTTAGTACTGTTGAAGTGTATGATCTTGTTCGCCGACCCGAAGCTGCTGTGGATGTTTTCTTAGTTCCTCATGATCTTAAACGTGCTTATGTTAAAGCTGGTACCAGGACTAGTAAAGATAGTGTCACCAAGTTTATTGGTGGTGTTTCTCGTGCTAAGTTCTGTGAAGCTAATAAGACGCGCTCGAATTATGTTTTGTGTAATTCGGGGGATTTTGAAGCTAGGAAGCCAACAAAGCAGATCCCTGTTCCACACTTTGTTTCCAAAGTGAAAACTATTGAAGAATCTTCTGTAGGGGCACCATTAGCAAACCTTCCTGATTTAGATAGGTATGTTTTTGATGTATGTACTCCAACTAAACCCGAACCGACTTTTGTCGGTAAGTGTTTTAGGGTTGGTGACTTTATGGTTTTTCCATCTCATTTTTTCATCCGTACATTGGATGGTAAAAATATTAACCGTGACGCTTTCATTCGCCGTTATATAGATTCTACTACTCTTTTAAAGGGTGGCATTTCCTATACTACGGATTATACTGATGCTAAGTTGAATTTTGAGGGTATGATTGTTAAAGGTCGTGCCTGTTTGGTCCCATGGACTGATTCCAAATATCCT